GACGGAAACTATTAAAATCTCCGGCGGCTGCTGCTGCTCTCATTTTACTTGCACTCATGCCTTCTGCACCTTCTGCATCAGGGTCACGCTCACCCGCACTTACTACATCAATTTTACTAAAGTTATAATCTTTACCGTTATATTGATTTATAAGTCTAGTAAAATCTTGTATTCTATCGCTGCCAGCAACATAGATGATACTGTCGTAGCCCATAGATTCAATTTTCTGTAATGCTTGTATAATAGTTTTAACATCGCTACTGCCCACATTCACGTTAGGAAAACTTGCTTTAGCAAATTTTAATTTGTCTTGAAAGCTCAACGGATCTGTTTTTGGCTTTTGACTTTGGCTTACAAAAATAAATGGATCGCCTGGTAGACTTGCTACTTTGTCTGCAAGTTTTTTGTGCCCTATTGTAGGCGGATTCATTCTACCAAATGCTAAAACTGCTGTCTTAGGTGCTTCTCTAATATCTCTAAACTTCATGACGGTGTCCACCTTGCCCTTGGTACCAGTTTTGTTTTACTTCCAAGTGCTACATAACCCTCGCCGCCTTTTTCGCCCTTGGTACTTTGTTTTACATCTGCTGGAGCATCATCTAACTGTTTAATAATGTCATCTTTTGTTGCCATTATTTGCTTTACTAAACTGAATATTGCAGGCAGAGCTTTTGGATTTTGCTCATTCATAGCAGCAATTTTCTTTTGTTTGTTTGGACTAACTTTGCTTGTTTCAAGCCAATTGAAAAAGTTTTTATCAAGTTGTTGTAGTTTACCTGCTCTGCTGGTTTGATTAACGTATGTATAAATTATGTTTTTCATATCACTCAAGCCTGCAACAGGTGCTAAGAAGCTGTCAATTGCTTTTGCATGAGTGTTTGCAAATTTTCTAATTTTATCAACATTGCCAGTATCCACACTTGGCTGATGTGTCACATAAGTTTGACCTAACACAACTGCATCATTATTGTTGAATGCTTTTACATCGCTTATAGGTGTGCCACTACTGTCACCAAAGTTGTCGTATTTTGTATGTACCACAACACCTACTTGGCTATTGCCAATACGTTTGCCTAAATTGCTTGCAGGATCTACAGTGTATGTCACAAGATTAGGAGTAAACTGATATCCGCTATCTGTTTTGATTACTGGCTTGCCTGGATGGTATAAAATGTCACCGTATATATAACCACGGAACTTAGGGTCAGTTGCACTTTTCATAACGTTGAAAATTGCACCCATTTCGTTTGCAAATTTATCACGCCATTCTTCGCCTTTACCAGTATTTCTAATGAAGTTGCTGAGATTGTCAGCACTATAACTTTTATTACGACCCCAGCCATTTTTTCCAACAAGTACAAAGCGTCCGTCTGGTTCACGTCCCCAATACATTGTAGGATATCCGTCCCATTTGATTGCTACATCACCTGAGTCGCTGCCAAGTTTTTCTAAAATGTCTGCTGCTTTTTGTGCACCAGCACTGCCATCTACGAAAACAAGATCTTCAAGGTGCTGGTATTCTCTACCTACTTTCGCTTCTGTAAGTATCTTGAATTCACTATAACGCATTAATACTCCTTATTACGAAAGGCTTCTTTTTCTGCGTTTAATAATCTGCTTGCACATTCCATTTTATCTGCATCAGACATAAGTTCATTATGACGTTTTGGAATGTTGTATTCTGCACAATAAGATTCACATGCTTTTTCAATCATAGGAAACAATGATTTTTTACTGAATTTGCCACCGTTTTGAACTTTTTCTTGTACATCGCACATTGCAGGATATGTGTTTTGTCTGTAAAATTTATTATCATTGCGCATATATGCAATAATATCTTCGATTACATCATAAGGAAGCTCGTCTCCAATTTTTAAATCTTCAACAGCCTTCTTGTCAAATATTTCATTGATCATTACCATTTTCTGCAACTCCAATAACGTGCCTTAGTTCTTGGTCCTGGATTATCACAGTTGTGTCTTGCACGGAATGAACGTCTACGTGCTGGATTGGACTTTTTGATCTTCATGTTAGGATCACCAAAGTTTACTTTTTTAATGTTCTTTGTTTTTGGATCACGCACATATACTTTGAATTTTTTTACATCGCCACGCATTGGTTTGCCTAGTGAAACTTTGCGTCCTTGATATTCTGCTTCATCAACTTCGTCATCTTCATTGAACCACATTACGCCATATGCTTCGAAAAACTCGTCACCGTCGTATGTTTCTTCATCGATACCTTCTTCGTTATGAATCATTTCAATATCAAAGTCTTCGTGGCCTTGCTCAAACATATAGTTTGCTAAACGATTAGCATATTCGTCGCACTCTTCTTCGCTTAATTCTTTAGGCAAAGGCAATTCAACGTATGATATATTGTTGTTTTCGTAGATATTTTGTTCAGTCCAAATGCTTTCGTCGATTTGGATATTGTCAGTTTTTTCCATGACGATTCTTACAAAGTTTTCCATGATAAGTCCTTAACTAGTATAATACTATTTATCTATATCATCTTTGTAGACTAATTTATCGACTCTGCTTATATTGTCGCCGCAAATTAGCTGTATCATAAACAATACTTTTTCGTCTCGTACAAAGATATACTGTCCCTTAATCCAACGTGCTTGTTCTAAAAGATTGTCTAATAAAACAGGACCGCATCGTGCTTTATCTTTGTTGGCAATCAACCACTTTCCTAACTCTTTTTTTGCAGGCTTTCGTCCAAAAGTAATTTTGAGTGCAAAATCAACTGGCTTATCTGCTATAATTACATTTGCATTGTTTGTTAAAAAATTTATACTATCTGGGTCAGGTTGCCAAAATTGCTCACAGTTTTCTAAGTATGTAAATTGTTTGATAAAATTTAAATTATTACTATAAATGTTTAGAGTGCTGTATTCACATCTAACCAAATAGTTTTTACTATTAATAAGATATCTATAAATCTTTTGACAACTTAGGAAGTCACTTTCTGGAATAGTTTCTTCACTTCGCCAAGACTTTTTAACCAATGGTTTTCCTTGCTTATACATTTCACCATACTTAAACAATTCACTGCTTGCATAATTTAAATTTCCTTTACGCTGTAGTTCTGTTCTAAATATATGTGCTAACTGCGACCGCATAGACACTTTATAAAGATACTTACCGTAGTGTAATTTTTTTGTTTCAAACTTCTTCACAGATTTCTGCATTGATTTCCAATTCAATTTTATCTGTATAGGTAATAGAAATAGTACCACCGTTTTTAAGATCACCAAACAACAATGCTCTACTTAACGGACGTTTGATTTCTTCATCAATTACACGCTGTAAAGGTCTTGCACCCATTTTAGGATCAAAACCTTTGTCTACCAAGTAATCTAATGCTTCGTCGGTCACGTTAATTTTAACATTTTTATCTTTAACTTGATCTCGCAACTCTGACAAGAATTTGCCAACAATTTTCATCATAACTGGCTTGCCAAGTTTAGCAAATGTAATTGTTGCATCTAGTCTGTTTCTAAACTCAGGTTTAAAATACTCTTTCATACTTGTGTCTTCGTAGTCTTTTTCTAAACTATCACCAAATCCAATTGCGTTCTTTTCTGCTTCTTGTGCGCCTAAGTTTGTTGTTAAGATTAATACACAATTACGTGCATCAGCTTCTTTTCCGTTGCTACCAGTCACCATACCGTTATCCATAAGTTGTAGTAATACAGCACTTACGTCAGGGTGTGCCTTTTCAATTTCATCTAATAATAAAACACAATTTGGATTCTCTTGTAATTTAACAATCAATTGTCCTGCATCATCTTCAAACCCAACATAGCCTGGAGGCGCACCAATAAACTTAGCAACACTGTGTTTTTCTTGATATTCGCTCATATCAAAACGCACAAGTTGTACGCCTAAATGATGTGCAAGTTGTTTTGCTGTTTCTGTTTTACCTGTACCTGTTGGACCCATAAACACAAACGATCCAATTGGTTTGTTGTCTGGTTTTAGACCTGCCTGTGCTACAAGAATTTTATCAACAATTGCTTCGATTGCTTCGTCTTGTCCAAACACACTGCCTTTTAAGTTCTTCTCAAGATTTTGCAAGTTTTCAGTTTCACGCTCAGCAACTTGTTCTTCAGGAATCTTTACCATTTTAGCAAGTTCGTATTGAATATTATCTGCTTTAATAATTAGATTTTCTGTTTGGTTTTTAACTTTAAATCTACTTGCAGCAACGTCCAGTAAATCAATTGCTTTATCTGGTAGTTTTTTATCAGGTTGATATTTGACACTTAATTTTACACTTGCATCAATAGCCTCGTCTGTAATTTGCACATTGTGGAATTCTTCGTAATATCCTTTAATACCGTGTAAAATTTCAATAGTAGTTTCTTCACTAGGTTCGTCAATGCTTACACGTTGGAATCTACGCATTAATGCACGATCTTTTTCAAAGAACTTGCGATATTCTTCCCATGTTGTCGAAGCAACAACTTTTAAATTGCCTTTGGACAATGCAGGCTTTAGCAAATTAGCAAGGTCGTTTGAACTATTACTGCTGCCTGCACCAGCACCTGAAATCATATGTGCTTCGTCGATGAACATAATAGTTTTGCCTTTTTTCTGTAAGCCAGCTAAAACTAATTTGAAACGTTCTTCAAAGTCTCCTCTATATTTACTACCTGCAAGCATAGCACCAATGTCTAGTGCATACACATTATATTCTTTTAGGAAGTCAGGAGTTTGACCATTTACAATTTTCCATGCAAGTCCTTCAGCAATGGCAGTTTTACCAACACCCGGATCACCTACCATCAGCACATTGCTTTTACTTCTACGTCCTAATGCAAGAGCAACCATATCTAGCTCGTCATGTCTGCCAATAACAGGATCAATCTTACCTGATTTTACATTGGCATTAAGATCATCTGTAAATTGTTTGATAGCTTGGTTTGCTGCGCCTGCATTTTCTTGACTTTCATAATCATCTTCAGTGTTGTCTGAAATATTTACATACGCTTGATATTCTGATTTTTGAATATTAGCTTGCTGTGCTAAGAAAGTTGCATAACTACGTTTCTCTCCAAGTATGCTTAAAAATACATCAGAGATTTCAATTTTATTTCTGCCTTGGAACAAAACTTGTGCAAATGCTCTGTTAAGCACACGCTCTACTGTTTGTGTTTTTTTAGGTTTCCATTTTTTAGACACTTCGGTCATGTCTAATTTGATTGTATCTAACTTTGTTTTTAAATAGTTTTCAAGGTTGTGTTTTAATAATTTACTATCAGCACCAAAGTCTTCAATATGCTGTTGAAAGTTTTCTTCACAAAGCATAGCATGAGTTAAATGCTCAAGAGTCACATATTCGTGATTCAACTTTTTTGCATCATTGACTGCTTTATCAAAAACTGCTTGTAATTCTGTGCTAGGTTCTACCATTCCTGATTGCCTTTTTTATATCTTTGACTCTTTTTTCTTCGGCTCTTTTTAATTTAAATTTACTAACTCTATCAATAAATTGTATGCCGTGTAAATGATCGTATTCATGTAAGAAGATTCTTGCATCAATGTCATCTAGTTTCATCTCTACATTTATAACATCTTTATAGTCATTTGTCAAGGTATCAAATTCAACAATACAACTAATTGGACGTTTTACTTTAATAATTAAACCCGGATGACTTAGACAGCCTTCGGGTCCTTGTTCAATCTCTTTGCTCAAACCTTTTATAACTGGATTCATTACAACCAAAGGTGATCCATATTTTTTATTCAAATATGTTTTCATAACAAAAATTTGTGCAGGAAATCCTACTTGGTTAGCACTCAAGCCTACTCCGCCGTATTTGTTCATAACATCAATCATGTCTAGAGCAGTCGGAGCAGGGTGCCCAAAATAACTAGCTTCAAATCTATCTACTCCTTTTTCCAACATAGGATCAGGAGCCATTATTAAGTTCATCATATAAACGTTTCACCTTTTCTTCTTGTGTAGTATTTAATTCAGGAAGTATCCCTTTTAAGTGTATATAAAGGTTGCCAGTTTTACCTATTCTTGGATCTGGCATACCATGTCCAGCTACGCTCAATACTGTGCCTGGATTAGTCCCTTTAGGTATTTTAACACGCAAAGGGCCTCCTGTCAACTTATCTATAATCATCGTAGTGCCTAGCATTAGATCAAATACATTTACATCTAAATTTGTTTTTAGATTTCTTCCATCTCTGTCAAATCTATTATGAGCTAACACTCTAATTTGGACTAATAAATCTCCTCTTGGAAGTTGTGGATGAGTAGCATCTCCTAAGCCTTGAAACCTTATAACTTCCATATCATTTACGCCTGGATGTATTCTGATACTAGCACTGCTTTCTCTACCATTGCGTAATTTATATGTTGCTAATACATCTTTACCTGTAGCAGCATCAGCAAGCGAAATTCTAATACCAATTTTTATATCTTGATTTCGTCGTTGTTGAGGACGAGCGCCTCTGCCAAACATTGCTTCAAATATGGTATTCATATCGTTAGCATCAAATGATTGTGTATTCATTCGTACTTGAGGATTGTCATACACTTGACGCTTGTTAGGATCTTTTAGTGTTTCGTATGCTTCGTTTATCTGCGCAAACTTACCGCTATCACCGCCACGGTCAGGATGATTAGCCATCGCTTGTTTGCGATATGCTTTTTTAATTTCATCCTGACTTGCTTGTTTGTTGATGCCCAGTATACTGTAATAGTCCATACTATTACTTATAGACTAGATGCTTACTTCTTGCTAGTTCCGGCGTAAAGTCCAAACCATGCTGCTCCAGCACCTACAACCACACTAATAAGTCCTGATTGTTCAAGTGTTGGATCTGGCAATTCCATATACCAAATTACACATCTGTACAGCAAGTAAATGTATGTTGAGATAAAGATACGTGGAAAAATTCTCCAAGCATCTACTGCTCTTGCTAAGTGTATTACTTTAGCATACGGATTTGGTCCTAGATCTTTTACGCTTGTATCTACTTCTAAATCTAGTTTTACTTTTTTAGTAGCACCACTGCTACTTGCTGGCACCACAACTTCTGCATCTGCTTTTGGTTCAGGTGCTGCTGATTCTAAATCTTCAAGTTTTTTTCTTGGCATTTTTGCCCTCCAATTTATCTAATCTGTCCTCAATTGAATCTATCTTTGCTGTGATCTTTGGATACTTTTTACGCCATGCGTCTTCAGGCTGTTCCAGCCATGTAAGTCCCCAACGTTCTACAAGATAATCTATCGCTCTGTCTACTTGGGCATAACCCCATAGACCAATTCTCGTGGTGCTTATATATGCAACAAATATAGCACCAAATGCGGAACCTGCTAATGCTGTGTAAATCCACAGTCTATCACTAGCCATCCTTTCTATCATTTCCCACATGCTTATAGCCCTCAGTTAACTGTGTGTATTTAGCCCTGCGTATACTAATTGCACGATTAGGATTATATAAATCGTATCTTACTTGGTTATCTTGATTGCCACCTAGTATAACCCAATATTCTTTGCCGTTGTGTATTTGTGTTTCTACATAGAATCCAACATGACCTTGCCATCCTTGATTGCCTCTTGGAAAAACGACTACGTCACCTCTTTTAATATCGTGACGTTCTACCTTATCACCCCAGTATAAGAAACTTCTTGCCATTAAAGGAACATCACTTACACTTTCGCTACCTGGTATACCATCTACTTCAAGCACTGCATTTACAAATGCTGCACACCATTCTGTACGCACAGGATCTACACCTACAAATTCTTTGATTAATTTTCTGTCTTGACGTTCAGATAAACCCACATAGGGTTGTGCTGTTATAACACTATCTTCTTCAACTGTTGTTTGGCATCCTAATAATAAAAATCCAAAAAGAAATATTATACTATTCTTGTACCACTGCTCCATCCATTGCTTCCTCTGCTTGTCGGTAATAACCTTCATAAGCGGCAATGATAGCTTGTTGTTGTTGGACTAACGCACGAATGTCCGAGAAGTTTAAACTTAGGTTTCCATATCCTTCTCCAGTTAATGCATATAATGCGAATGCTTTGCCCTCCGATTGTAATTTTTTAATTACTTCTTCTACATTGCCCTCGTTAAGCACAATCCATTCGACTTTTTTCATGTTAAGTTCGTCTACTGGAGGTAATTCCAGTGTTGGTTTATCCACTGGCTTTGTGCTTATTTCAATCTGCCGGGGCTGGGTCGAGCAGGCCGCGAGACTTATAATCATCGTAAAGCCAAGGACACTCTTTGTTAAAAGCGATGTCATTTTCTGCTGTCCTTTCTTTTTCTGTTAGTTCTGCCCCCGACAATAATTCAAAGCATCTACCTGCATTTACTGTGCCACGATTTACTGCACGTTCAATACTTGCTGCATTTGCAATTGCTGCTGCTGTTAAATCTATTTCTTGTAGTTTGTCAGCTAGTCTTTGATTTTGTCTACGTATTGCAGTGTATGCGTCATTCAAACTAGCAAGTTCACTAGATGCTTTTTCATAATCTTGTTCTAGTGAACTTATAGTTTGTTCGTTTAATTCAACTGCTGTGTTTAGTTTAGCATTGTTTTCTTGAAGGATAGCCATACGTGCTTGTGTATCGTTGTAATACCAATAACCTATACCACCTGCTCCTAAGAGCAACATGAACATAACAATTGCTAACTTAGCACCCATGCCTACCCCAACAACTTTCCCAGTGTTTTAGGACCTACAATACCATCTGCTGTTAAACCATTTTTCTGTTGCCATCTTTTTACTTGACGCTCTGTTCCTGGTCCAAAGATACCATCTGCTGGTGCAATACCAAGTTTTTCTTGAACTTCAGCAACCAATGGTCCTCTGCTGCCTCTGCGTATTGTTTGGTTTAAATTAAGCTCTTTTTCTTCTGGTGCTTCGTAGTCTCCGCCCAGTACATCCATTGCATGTAAGTAATGCTTCTTACGATCATCTAATCCAATTGTACCGCCGTTGATACGTTTTGTAGCACCGACGATATCCATATCGTCACACCATTTGTTTAGATTATTTGTATCCCAGAACCAGCAAGCACTATCCAACGCACCTTTTTTGGTACGCACATAATCTACTGCTTCTTCTGCTGTCATTTCTACTGCTTCTGCAAATTTTGTGTAATTATAACGACCAGTGAGCTGTAGAATACCTCCTCCACGGAATGTCCAACCGTCACCTGAAGCTTCGTTGCCGTTGTCCATACGGTTTGCATAAATGACGTTAGCAATCTTTTCAGGTTGTCTATGATATTCATTTGCGTCTCTACCTGCTCTTTTGAAATACTTTGGAAAAATAGTGTTCAATGCTTTTGCACTGTAGTTCAAGTTTTCGCTTAATACTCTAAAACCGCCACTTTCATGTCCACACTGTGCAATAAACATTGCCACTCTTTCTACAGTATCAATTTCCCAAAGTGGAAGAATTTCGCACATTGCTTCATACCATTCTTTCCAATCGTTTCTATTTACAAGTTCTCTAGCCATGTCTGGCTCAAAGTCAAATTTAAAGTGCTCTTTACCCATGTTGATGTTCCTTTTGTTGCGGGGTGCAGTTGTCGCATCTGCATGTATTACATATTTTTGTTATAGTTGGCGACTCTTCTGATCCAGGTGTGCGTTCTAATGCCATATATTGTGATGTTCCACAATGTGACGTTCTTCCGCAATTTTGACAGTATGTATATGGTATCATATTCTCTCGACTACTAGTGTATATCCTCTATTTTCTAAAGTTATAGTTTTCGTGCCAAATTTTGTTATGTTATAATTACCTAAATATTTTGTAAGATACATTGTTTCTGCAAAATCGTTAATATTAATTTTGTCTTCAATACTTTCTACAATATCTTTTGTTTTACCAAAGTCTTTAACTTCAAATCCTAATGGATCTGCATAAATCTTTTTAATTACTAAATCGTTTTCTGTCATAAAAATTTCTTCAACAAAACTGTTGCTGAAGAAGTTTTTGAAATTATTCATATTGGATTCGTTTACAAGTTCGTCGTATGCTTCTTTGTCTACAGGAACTGTTGCTGTCAACGATTCTAGTGTTGCTGCTTCAGGTTTGAATCCTTTGTAGTATCTATATGTAAATGGTTTGCCTGTAAGTCTGCTTACACCATCAACAAGTTCCATTATTTGGTCTGGAACTTTTTGATCACGTTCCATTTCTACAAAAACTCTGTAGTAGCCATCGCTTTGTTCACCAGATGTAGCATCTGCATCTAATACAAAACTGTATCCACCTTCGATAAATTTTACCAAATCGTCTGCTGCTGCTTTTTCAACTACATTAAAACTTACAACACAAATATCTTGATCGCTACCCATTTTGCTTTTGTAGCTATCTACTTCAAACATAGGAACCACTAGGTCGATTAAATCGTTTTGTCTTAAACCCATTATTCCAATTCTCCTGCTTCTGGTGCATCTGCTGTTGGTTCTTCTGCAGGCTGGGCTGCTGCGTCAACTTGCTGTGTAGTATCTTTTACATCTAAATCTTCAAAACTAGCACCGTAAAGATCGGCTAATAATTTTTTAGGCATCTTTACTTCTACTACCCAAATTGGATGTCTGTCTAGTTTGCCAAGTTTTGTTCCTGGACGAATGTCTTCTGGTTTCATAATTTTTCTTGGTTTAAGCAAGCTGCTGCGCTGATATCCAATTTTGCAATCATAATCTAGTAATCTTTTTGCACCATCTGGATCTGGCATTTTTTCTTTTGGCCAGAAGAACTTAGCAGTCACCCAGTGACGATCAATAGTTGGACCTTCACCTAATTCACCGTCTTCCCAGTTTTTGTAAACATAGATGTCAAGTTCATCTAATACACGCTCAAAATCTTTAAGCACATTAAATGCATTATCACTTTCATAAATGCTTTCTATATTTTTAATTACATCTAGTTCGTCTAAAATATTCGCCATGGTTTCCCCTGCTACAATTTGTTATAGTTATTTATCGCCTTTTATAACTATTCAGATGAGTTTGATACTAAATACATGTGCAGGGAGGCCTGCATAAGGCAAACCTGTTGCATATCTCGATACAGGAGGACTTAATGGGAAAAGCGAAAGCAAAGCGCCAAGCACATATCACTAATAATAATGTAGTTAAACTGAATAATTTCCTACCTCAAAAGTCACGATACGTAAAAATACTTCCAAGAAATCGAAGCCAAGAAACATACATCCTTGAGTTATTGGACCGAGACAAAGATATAGTCTTCGGAATAGGTCCTGCTGGTACAGGTAAAACTCTATTGGCATGTCAGGCGGCTGTAAAAGAATTTCTCGAAGGTAATGTAGAACGTATTGTTGTGACTAGACCAGCAGTTAGTGCTGATGAGGACCTTGGTTTTTTACCAGGAACACTAGAAGAAAAAATGGCACCTTGGACAAGGCCAATCTTTGATGTGTTTAGAGAATATTTCTATGCTAACGAAATTGAGGGCATGATAAGTGAAGGTGTAATTGAAATATCGCCACTTGCATATATGCGAGGACGAACTTTCAAAAATAGTTTTATTATTGCAGACGAAATGCAAAATGCTACACCAAACCAAATGAAAATGCTACTAACACGTATTGGTAGTGGAAGTCAGATGGTTGTGACGGGTGATTTAGCACAAGCAGATAGACTGAAAGATAATGGACTGATAGACTTTATTAGACATTTAGAGTCACGAGAAAGTAAACATATTTCAGCTGTTAATTTTCATAAAGGAGATATAGAGAGACACGAAGCTGTAAAAGAGGTGTTAGAAGTTTACGGTGACACATAAACTTAGGGGGATTTATTTCCCCCTAACACTTTTAAATCCTAGTGGATGAGAATATAACTCCTCATCCTTCTTTAACAAATACATTAGGTACTCATTTTCACTGTAAATGAGCTTCCAAGATCTATCCTTTATTGGAGGTCTTCCCATTGCGTCATAGAATATTTCTCCGCAATGATAACGTTTCATCCATATACGTTTTTTGCTCCAACTACTGCGGACAGGCCACCATGCAAAGCGTTCTGTCCATTCAATGTCTACTTCAACTGTTTGCGGCATTGAGATCCTTGGCAAGAGGGAAGATTTCTGCAATGACTTTAGCACATTCCCAAGCGATTTCCATGTGTTCTTTTTGTGTACCATTAGCACCTCTCAATTCAATGTAATGCACCCAGCTACGCAATGTGCCATTCATATATAGTCTTGTTTTTGTTAGTCCTTCAGGCAATACGGCTCGTGCTTGTTCTTTAGCAATGCCATTTTCAATAGCCCAATTGTATGCATCTTGCGCTGCTCTGATAACTTCACCTTGTTTGCTATCCCACATCATTTGCAGACGTTCGTCATCTGTTTCAATTGAGTTTTGTCTATTCTTTGTATCCTGTAGACGTGCTTCACGTTTTACAAACATATCGCCCATTTCTTGTGGATTTGCATATCGCTGGCTAAACTCTTGGAATGCAAAACTACGATGACGCACAATCTGATGTGCAATGTCTCTTGTTGTATCAATTTCCATACATACGTTTACCATTTCGAGTGGGCTCCAATGTGCATGTTTGATCAAATACTTTACAAGTTTCTCACTTGTCTCTGAATTCATTTGATTTGCAGGATTTGATACTCTGGCACAATATGCCACTAAATCTAATAGGTCATTATTTTTAATGCCTTCTTGTACAAATTCTTCTGTTGGTTTTGTGTAGCTTACTAATCTAATCATTGATTTCCTCATATAGTTTGGGTGCGTTAAGTATATACTTACCTGCTTTAATTTTTATAAACAGTTGGTCGTTTATGTATATGCCTTTCTTTTTTACATTTATTTGTATATTTTGTTGCCTACATTTATTCAAATAATCTTGATTTACACCATGTCTGTAAATACCAAAACACTGTTCGTTTTCGTGTGTTTCTAATTTTTTTGCATAATAACCTAAATCTATAATATTATCAAAATCAATTTCATATTTACTAGGCAAATAGTCTGTAATATTAAAGACAGCAATTTTAACTTTTTGATTGGGCAAATAAGGCAGTAGAGTATGCCGTAGTCTACCAGGTTCTAAATAAGTTTGTGGATCATTAATTGGACGTTTACTATACGAAATGCTAAAAGGATCTATAATAATTTTTTCTTTTAGCAAAAAATAAGTTGATAAAATAGTTCTATAACCATTTGAATTAGGTATGTCTGATAATTTCCATTTACTTGTATCTACATTTGGTAAAGGACCAGTATCGTAAAGTTCTTTGAAAAGTCTTTTAAAACGGTCTTCTAAATTGTTTAGTTGCTCTGGATACATAGATATCCATTCATAACTATCTATTTCGTATAAATTCCTTTTTGTTGGTAAACTTCCTAATTTTCTAGGAGTATCTAAATAGAATTTATCTAAAAGGCCATTCATCGTGGTTGCCTTTAATATTTTCTATTCTGCTTTCCAAAAACGAAATTGTAGTGTAGATAAACCCTGTGTCGTGTTCTTGTACTAATGATTTATAATATTTAATTTCTTCTTCAAGCACATCAATTCGCACAAGATCATTTATTAATTTAGTCTCCACGTCCTGGCTCCTCTGAAAAATACTTCATCTTTCCTTCTACCCCATGCCATTCTTCTGCATCGGGTGGCACATCCTCTTGTCGCAGTTGTGTGATATTGGGCCAAATACTTGCATACTTATCATTAAATTCAACCCATTGCTCTGCACCGTCAACTGTGTCAGGAAGGATTGCATCTGCTGGACATTCTGGTTCGCATACACCACAATCAATACATTCATCTGGCTTAATAACTAACATGTTTTCACCTTCGTAAAAACAATCCACTGGACAAACTTCAACACAGTCCATGTGTTTACATTTTATACAAGCATCATTTACGATATATGTCATGGAACACCTCTTCTAGTTTTTTAATTTGCTCTCTATTGTGTTGTAATACTTCTTGCATGTCGTCAAGTATTACTTTCTTTGTATTATAAGACATGTTAGCAATAATGTCTATCACGTTTTTTAGTTTTTTCAAACGTTTTCTGTGATCGTATTCTCTGTCATAACTTTCGTCCCACCATTTATCAAATGTTTTAAATCCTAAATCCTTTAATAATTTTAACGTTAATGGTGGCGCTGCTAAGACAAAAGGTCTTGCATACATTATAGGATCTAAAGTTTTTTCACTAAAGTTTGCAAATCTATCATCAAAGAAAGTTTCAGTCACAACTGTACAAAAACTCTTTTTATACATGTTTGGCATGTCGTGTGTTTGCAGTTCAACATTATTTGGAAACAATGGAATTTTATGCTCTAACAACTTATTTTGGAATTCGTCTAGTTCAAGAGCTGCCCATTTATTTGAATAATCTTGATCTTTAAAATGATATGTAATTACACTAATGTCCTTATAGTTAGCATACAAATGTGCAGCTAATGCTCTTCTATGTATTTTATCTTTGTAATTAGGACAAAAAAATGTATATTCAAAATCTTTTGTAGTTTCAACACTTTGATTGGCTAAATTAGACGACTCATACCAGAGGTATGCGTCTAAATAAGACATGTTATCAAAATAATTTTCTAATCCTTGATTAGGAACATATTGATTGAATATTATTCCAAGACTATTAATAAATTCATATTCATTACAATACTTGTCATGCATCCTTCCTAGATATGTTCTTTCGGTATCTTTAACATCTTTGGGAAGAATATTTACAGGTTCAAAATTAAACCAACTGACTCTGTATGGTCCAATGTGTTCTAATATATGAGCTATATTATGCTCTTCGTCATCAGGTGGATCTTGGATAATATCAAATTGCACAGCAATTGGAAGTTTGGCATTTTTTGCTAGATATTTTACACCTTCATGACGATAGTCGTCAAACGGCTCCATAAGCTGTAAATTTTGATCAACTACAAGGTATTTGTTTTGAGCATTTACAAAGTAAATCAAAGTTGCCCCAGTCTAATTAATGTTGCTGCAAGATTGATTTCAGGATCAACAACCAATGTGTGATCTACTAATCCTTGCTTAATAATTAGCACTGCTTTGTCTTGTTGTTCGTCTGTTCCGAACAATTCAATATTGTCGTAAAGCCAACGATATATTTCTTCCATTTCTTCTGCTCGCACAGCACCACACAACAACTTACGTGCATCGTGGATCTTGCCTGCTTTGAACAGTTCTACCATATCCAGTTTCCAGTCGCTTTCGCCACTATCACCTTCTTGTGGGCTTACAAGCACACCTTCTACTGAATTCATTTGCACCATGTTGATACACTTGCGCAAGTCTGGATAAGTTGCTTTTACATATGTGTCAAGTGTATCCAAGTCTGGAGTGACACCTTCTGTGATCAAGATTTCTGCAACACGGGCTGTAAATTCCGTTTGATCAATTTTAGCAATGTGGAAACCTTGACATCTACTGTGTATCGCTGGAATAATTCTGTTTGGATAATTACATGTTAAAATAAATCTTGCTGTGCTGTGATATTCTTCCATAACACCACGCAATGCTGCTTGTGCGTTTGGAGACAAGTAATCAGCCTCGTCAAGTAGTACAACTTTAAAGTCTCCAAATGGAATCATTTG